TAAATGTCCATCATTATCAATAGGCATTCTTTGAATTAATAACTTATATAATTCATTTTCATCGCGCTTTTCTTCTCTTCCGACCGCATCCTTTAATTTACTTAAATCTTCCATCGCTGAAATCATTAATGGAGTACTATCTTCAGAGAAACAGAAAACTACGCCGCCCGTACTTGCAGGAACTAGAATCCAAGGGTCATCTAATTTATGCGCCTTATAATCTTTCCAACCTTTTTGAATTGCGGCAGGATAGTTTAATACAGCTGCATCGCGCGTTTTCTCATCGTCATACTTCGTAACAAAATAAGTAATATTAAACTCTAATATTGGTAAATCATTAAAGTCTTTATATCTTGTACGGCAAAATTCAAGTGGTAAATCTTGAACTGTAATCTTATTACCTTGTTCTTGGATTACACCATAATAAATACCACTCTTTAACCATTCACAAGTAATACGAGATAAAAGAGTTTTTACATTTAAAGCCTCAACAAAGCTACAAGCATTATAAAATGCTTTAATAATTTGCGCTTTAGAGCCTTTTCCTCCAACTTCATAAATTGGAGTCACTAGTGTATCATATAAGAAAAGATTTGATAAAAATTCTATCGCATTACGGTAGCGCCCATTCGTTCTATAATAGTAACGGGACAGTTCACGGATAGCAGAAAGCTCGCCAGAACGAACAATCGCTTCAATTTCTTCTATAGTGAAATCTCTGTTAGCTACGCTATTCCGTCTCTGACTGCCCCAACGAGAGATGCGTTCACGAGAGTCAATAGGAATATAGTTTATACGAAACTATGGTTTCGCAAACATTGTAGTAAAATCCTAACTCATAAAATTCACCTCCTACTTTTAGGAGTGAAAAAGCCATACTAACCAATATTCTTTTTTTTCTTCCTAAAAATTTCTTTATCTTCATAATACTTTACACGATATAAAGCATATTCTAGGGCACTAAATCTATCCTTTTCAATAGACTGTGAAATGCGCTCTACTTTATACTTATTTTCAATACCGGTCGGGCGCAAGCGCAAATTATTCATTTCATCCATTAAGCGCGATGTCATTTCGTATGGAAGTAAGAATACTCTACGATCATAAGCTGTCATTTTCTAACCTTTCTTGGTCTGCATTAATTTATCTTTTACAATACGTTCATGCGCCAAGAAAGATGTAGAACCATTATTTATGGATGTTAGGAAAGCTGAGTTGATTGCGTCTTCGTTGCTTGAACCCGCTTTAATATCATAAATAATTGCATTATAGTGCGCGTTAGGCTCATCCTATTCTTTCTTCATTTCCGGTGGTAAATGATTTTCATCATTGAAGGTAAAATAGGCTGGAAATTGTTCACCAGTTTTCTGGTCAAACGATGGAAGGACCATAGCATCCATTAAACCAATACCAGGTCCATTACCGTCTATAACAATTTCACGTGGATTGTATAACTGAATTAATTTTTTAAGTCGTGGTGCTTGCTCTGTAATATAGTTAGCACCATTTATTACTTCGGTGTATACTACGTTTTTCTTGAAACGCTACGTCCCGGGTAGTACCTTAACTACCATAATAGCTGTATTCGCACTATATCTACCAACGTCGCATCCAATTAGATACCAAGCATCTGGATTTTGTGGAGATGCTGTTGCTTTGCGTTCACATTTAAGTAAGCTGCGATGACGATTTAGACGGCGCGAATCAAGCCATGCATCGGCGCTATTACCTGTCCAAATTGATAAATTTTCACGAGCGAATGAGTCTTCACTAACTGTATTAGAATAACGTTGGTCTAACATAGTTTCCTTATCAATTAGACCATAATGAAGAGGAATTTCATAGGAAAGACCCCAACAAAAATAAGCATTCGGCCGCAATACCGCATTTACAGCAATTTCAATTAGACGCTGGTACATATATACTGTACGATCAGCTGCAGTTGTAATAAAGGTTTGTGGAGAAGAGGGTTCATCTGGATTTAATGTTCCATCTACTTCACGGCGCTTAACGTTTAATTGAGGCCATAGTACTTCGGTATAGGCTTCTTCACTAATAAGCGCACATTCTTCTAAGATACCCGCGGTTGCACGAAGTCCACGAGACGTATCCTTCGATACAACTGTAATTTGACTGCCATTCTTAAAATATAATTCGTAGTAGTTTGTACTAGATTTAACGCCAGTTTTACCATCATCCTATCTTGTTGCTAATTCTCTTTCAAGTAAAGGCCAATGTTGGAAGAATTGCGCGAACTTATCTTTCGCAATATTAATAACTGTACCTTTTACTTCAGATGCAATCATTATAGAGGATTTTGGGAGTAATACTGCACGCACTAAAGCGCACAAATACGCTGTGAATGATTTTGATGTGGCACGAGTAGCTGTCCAAAAGTGGTATCTATAGCGCATACTCGCGCGCAAAGCGACTCTCTGATATGGTAATAAATGAAAGTGTTTTGCATCTTCTTCTAATTGAATTGCATCCAAGAATAAATCTGGATACATAATCCATAGATTGAGATATTTCGTAAAAAGTTCTTGATTTGCATCAAGAAATTCGCGTGTAAGGGTTACTCCTTTTTCAATGGGTATCCCATCGCGCATCACAACCTCCCCAAACTCATTCATCGTCATCAACTCCTTGAGCTAGTTCAGCCGCTAATTCCTTATCTCCTTCATAGTCAATATTTGCCATTTCGTCAAAATCAACTTTCTCATTTTCAATTTGTTCTAAACGTTCCGTCATATTATAACGGGCACGTTTATCTTCAACCTGTTCCGCAAAGTTCCCCTCATTCAATACCAGGCGCTTCAAGTAATTCTGAATATTTTCCATCATGAAATCAATGGAATCTTGTGGTTCATTGTGCCAATTAGGATGCCATCCTTTCTTTCCATAATAAACCATCAGTTCTCCAACTGATTCAAAGTCAGCTGCAGATTTCGCATTTGATGCTTCAAAATGATATACTTTTACAATATCATCAGCCTATTTCATCATTTTTGATACATCCTAACCTGCGCGTAATCCTTCCTTAATATGAAGCTATAACTCGCAGAAGTCACGAGCCTTTTCTTGTAGAATTGGAGTGGATACGTTTTGAGTCGCAACAATCTAATTATAGAAATTATCCAACCAAAGAAGCTGTTCTGGTTTATATGCACCCGACCATACCTTCCTTAATCGCGCAATTTTCGCATCATTTAATGCTTTAATTTCATCATCAATAGTGCCTTCTTTTTGCGCTTGATGCCATCTTTCATTCTCATCTGCCCATTGTAACGCAGAATAATGGTCATCGTATAGAAGATTGAAATAAGCTGATAAAGTGTGTTTGCCATGTTGCGCATAAAGCTGTGTCCACTTATTGAGGTCAAATGGTAGGTCTAGCCAGCGCATTAGGCGATCAACTTCGCCTAGGTTATCTGGTGGCACCATTTGTTCTAAACATGGCGTACAGAAGTAGCATTTTCCGCCAGGAAAGAATTTTGAGGGAGTATCTTGGAAAGCTTCAGCTGGATATTCCTGCTTACACTTCACGCAACGTCGGGTCTTTCTTTCTGAGGTCTCCGCCATCATTAATCACCCCTCTTCTTATGCGGCTGGCGCGATCACACTGCTTACACGTATTTGATAATTTATCTTTATGAGCATTATTTCTACTAAAGAATATTGGATCCATTGGAAGCAATTTGCCGCAATGGATACATTTCTTACGTTGGTCTAATGGTGTATCTTGCTCCAAGCGCAGCATTTTTGCGGTCTAAGCTATCTTTTTTGGCACCTCATTACTCACTATAGAAACAAGGTAGTTGGGAGAATATTCAACCGCGAATTGCGCCCGCATTTCTTCCAATATATCGTCATAGGCCATTCCCTATTTTCTCAAATTGATTAGGAAGAGACGTAGGTCGCTAAAGCCCGCTAAGGATACGTAGCGGTCAAAATCCCATAATAGGGTACGCCCATACGTATCAAGCTTATCGCGCATTGCATCATATAGCACGCAATAGTGATTGAGAAGGGCGCGAACGTGTCTGAAGTTTTCCCAATCGAAATGATGCTCGCATACCACCCACTTAACCATACCATCTTCGCGCACTTCGTAATCTTTGATATCCTTGGAAATACGGCTGGTATATGAGTGATTGACACGGTATTCCCACTATTCTCTTGTAATCCAGTAGAACGCATCACCCGACCAATCGTAGAATTGGGGTTTTGGGTGGTCCAAGTTTTGGAAATGAAGGGTAGGTTTCGCGCTATCCTTCAAATAATACTAATGCTTTCTAATATCAATTAGGTTATGCTTGAGTTGATAAACACGGTATGGATCGGTTACGAGGGTATCGTTCTCATTTGGAACAACCTTACCCTGCGCAATATCTAACATGCGCTGCCACCTATCTATTATTTCCCATTGCTCGATCATGCCAGGGACATCGCTATCGCCGGGATCAATCATCTCACCCGTTTTCTTGTCATATTTCGGCTTATTGATGCAGGGTTTCGGTACAGTATAGGAATCCCGTTT